CCGGGCAGAGCTTGCCCAGCGCCTGGAGGAAAACACGGCAGTGCAGCTGGCCTATCTGGAAGCGAAAGGTAAGACTGTGGAGCCGGTGTATAAGACAGAACGGGACCAGTTCGACAGCCTGGGCAATGATACCCTGGAAAAGGTGATCGAACACATTGGCGCGGATGAAATCAAAGCTGCATTCGAGGGTGGTGACTTTGACCAGCTGGATCAGCTGGCAGATAAAGCGGCGGACGCACTGGAAGAAAAGTATACTCACGGACAGCTGGAGGGCCAGAACCGGCGTTGGCAAATGCGCATTGACAAGATGCGGAATGACAACCGTGGACGACTGTATGGGATGCTGGAGCACGCCTACAAAATGCTGACCGATACCAATGCCGGAAAGCAGGCGATGGATGTGGAAGCGACCAGGGAGGCTATCCGGCAGGAAGCTCCGGCAGAAGATGTGAAGAACTGGGTGTATGACCAGTTGGGAAATGTTCTAGGACAGAAGGGAATCCGAAACGGAAAAGACCGTTTTACTCCGGCAGGGATAAAGCGCAGTTTTGCCCAGCTGCACAACAGCTACACGCTGGAAAACCTTGTGGCTGCTATGAATGCTCAGAATGCACGAGGGCAGGATACATGGGGCCTTTCGGCCAGCACCCTGATGAGCACGGCCACGGCGGAGTACCAGAACCTGGACGAAGTGCGGGCGGACAAGGGCCGCTTGCAGCAGATGCCGGAAGAAGAGTACAAGGCGCTGCTGGAAAAGGCAGATGACCAGATCAGCGATATCCTTGACAAGCTGCGGAGAGAGACTACGCCCCATGCAGACAACAGCTTTGAAGAGCGGGAAATCCTGGGCGGCATCCTGATGCAGGCCGCACAGGGAAAACAGACGGCGGCAGCCATTGGAAAGGCCTTTGCAAAAGAGGGGTATACCATTGGCAAGGACACGGCCCAGATGATCCTGAACCTGTACAAGAACGTGGCTGCTATTCCCACCGGGTACTTTGAAGCGAAGCCCCAGCGGGCCGTGGGCTTTGATGAGGTGCGGGCGGCGATCCTGCCCGACAACACCAGCAGCACCCTGATCGACAGCCTGAAAGAGACCGGCATTGACGTGAAGCTCTACAAAGCCGGGGACGATGCCCAGCGCACGGCCCTGCTGAACAAGGTGCCGAACGTCCGTTTCCAGCTGGCCGAACAGGCGGAACGGGACGCGCGGAAGAACACCCAGAGGCAGGCAAGCCGGGCCATTGCGGACAACAGCGCGGCGATGGAAACGTTGGCCCAGATGATGGGTGTGACCCACGGTGTGAGGATCAGCCAGGATTCCATTGACGGGCTGGCGGTGCGGTGGACAAAGGCCAACGGCAGCAGGGCCGACCGGACAAAGATTGCCGGAGAGACCCGGGCGCTGGTGGAGTACATGACGGCGGATGGGGCCAGCATGAGCAAGGCCAGCGCGCTGTCTGAGACCATTGCGGATGAGATTCTGAGCGGGGCGACCTACCGGAACACCGAGCTGTGGGACGAGTACCCGGAATACCACGACCTGAGCTACACGGTGAACAAGGACGGCCCGGCCAAGGCGGAGCTGGTGAAGCGGTACGGGACGTGGAGCGAAGCGGTGGCCGAGGCCCGGCGGCACGGTGTGAAGCTGCGGCAGGCAGAAGGTGTGCGGGACGGCAACCCGGCGGAAGTGTATGAATCCATCGTTAACGACACCCGGGCCATGGGCGGCACCAAGGAAGGGGCAGCGGCCTTGTTCCGGGGCGCGGCCCAGGCGGCAGGCGTGGACGGCGCGGCCAGCATGGAGAGCACCGAGTGGCTGGATGTGCTGATGAACGTGCACGATGCCATCAAGCCCAGGATGATGAGCCGCTTTGCGGATGCTGCCGAGTACGAGGATGCCAAAGTGGAGCTGGCAGGCCGGATGCTGGGTGATATTCTGAACGTGCCGGAGATGACCGATGCACAGGCCATCTTTGATGGGTTCCAGCGCTGGCAGCGCCAGGCTGTGGCTGCTGCCGTGGGCGAGGAGAACGCGGAGCAGGCGCTGAAGGACCTGCGGAAGATCCAGAAGGACCAGAAGAAAGAATTTGACCGGAGATTGTACGAGAATGGCAGGAGCAGCAACCAGAGTGAGGCAGTACGGCGTGTGGCTGAGCTGGAACGAAAGAATGCGAAAGCAGAAAAGCTGCTGGACGAAAATCTGGAAACGCTGGGTGTGGACATTACGAACGTTGGCGACCTGACCGAAAAACTGGATGTGCTGAAGGAGAAGTACGAACGGGAACTGAAAGCAGAGAAAAAGCGCCTGCGAGAGGAACGGCAGCAGATGCTGGATGAGGCAAAGCTTGAGATCAGGCAGCTGAAACGGGAGAATCAGGCACTTTCCTATGAGGTTGCCGGCGAACAGAAACGGGCCGATTCGGCAGAGTGGCAGCTGATCCATCAGGAAAACGAACTGCTGGAATGGGAGGAAGAAAATCAGCGCAAGGCACAGGCGTGGCAGGAAAAGCAGGCCCAGCGGAATGCGATTGCAATTGAAGTGACCCGGCAGCAGCGGGACGAGGACATTGCCATTGCCAAGAAGCTGGCTGAGAAGCGGGTACAGAAAGCCCGGGACGGTCGGCAGAAGGACGAGCTGCGGCGGGGCATCCGGGCCAATGCTGCCCAGCTGAACCAGATGATCCTGCGGCCCAGCAAGGACCGGTATGTGCAGCCCCACCTGATCCAGCAGGCGGCAGAGGTGGCAAAGCTGGCGGATATGACACTGCTGAACGACCACGCCGTGGCCCGGCTGACGGCCCTGCGCACCAGTATCATGCAGTCGATGGGAGCCGAGAACAGCTCCAACGGCATCAGCGAGGACTGGAAGCTGAGCAAGGTGCCGGAGCTCATCGACGCGCTGCAGGCTGACCTGAGTGCCAGCAAGCAGGCCCAGCTTGACCGGCTGAACCAGCAGCTGACAGAGGCCGAGGCACTGCCGGACAGCGAAAAGGCCGAGATGCTGCGTGACCGGCTGAGAAAGCGGATCCGGGAGACCGAGAACCGCACCTATCTGCCCATGACGGTGGACCAGATGCGGATGCTGAAAGCCATTACCACCAGCACACTGCATGTGATCCGGATGGCAAACAAGACCCTGAGCTTGCAGAAAACCGAAGCGGTGGACAAGATCGCCAACGAGGCGGCTGCAGAGGTGCGCCAGAGCAAGGGCAATGACGGAAAATTCCGGCGGATGCTGACGAGGTATAATCTGGATATGCTGGGCGGTACCCGTGTGTTCCGGATGCTGGGCGGCTACGCAAAGAACAGCCAGATGGAGAAGCTGGGCACCATGCTGAATGACGGCCAGCGGGAACAGACCCGGATCACGGTGGAGGGAACGAAGCTCTTTGACAATGTGACGGGCAAGAAGAACCTGAAGCAGATGGAAGCCTTTGCGGGACCCGGCGCGGAGCTGGTGGACATTGGCCTGAAGGACAGCAAGGGTCGGGCTGCACCGTTGACCCACGCCCAGCTGTGCAGCCTGTACATGCACCTGCAGAACGCCGACAGCCGGGAGCACCTGCTGAACGGTGGCCTGACGATCCCGGATGCGGAGGAGTACAACAGGGGCGACATTGAGAAGGCTTACCAGAAGGGCCAGACCGTGAAGATCGGGATGCTGACGGACAGCGCGGGAAACCCCATGGCCGACACCGTGATCCAGGCCGTGGAGAAGGCCATGACCGACTACGACCGGGCCTGGTGCGAGGACATGAAGAATTTCTTCGGCAGCTACACCACGAACCTGATCAACGAGACAAGCATGAAGCTGCTGGGTTACCAGCGGGCCA